TGGTAAAAGAGGTCATCTGCTGAGAGATCTCTTCAGTGGGGTGCCAGATCACACGCTTGACGAAACGCTTGCCACCAGCAACAGGATAGAAGTCGATCTGGGTGGCGGAGGTTTGGAGTTGCATGGGGTGTTCCCTTGACTACCCTTATAGTATGCCATGAAAAAGGGGGCAGTGCAAGCCCCCTGTGACACTTATTGAACTGGCGGACCAGTGACCCATCCCACGATGCTGCGCCTGATACCTTTGGTTACAGGTCTCACGCAATGCATTGTGCGCGAATCAAATACAACTAACGTACCACGTTTATTAGGAACTGGTTGTATATCATACTCGGGTGTATCAAAGCGTCGAGCGCCATTGTCTGCTTTAGTGTATGCTATCAGCATTTCACCACCTTCATAATCATCATTTAATAGAAATGAATATGATAGTTTACGAACTTCTTCGCATGGTTTGCCTGTTTGAGGATCTAGAATTCCTCTCACTTCATCATGATGCCATGTGTAATAGTCTCCCTCATGATAGTTTGCATATTGAAAGAGATTGTGGTCATAGTAATGACCTAGTTGCATATGAAATGCTTCATGGTTAGCAAGACTGACATAATGCATAAAGAATGCACCAATCCAGTGATGTCCTTTGATTAATTTACATTGAGTCGAGCGAGCACTGCTTTTAGAATTTTTATTCTCTCCATGTTGAATGAGTGCATCACCCATTTCTCCTAATTCTGGACGATCAAGTTCTTTGATCATTTCATCTAGAATAGTATCGGAAAGATTTAAGTTATATGCCCAATGTCTCTGCCAACTCATGCTTCACCAAAAATAGGAATAATATCTGTCTTAGCGTGTTCAGTCTTGTTAATGTGCTGCTCCCACAACGCGGCGTCTTCCAAATTGTAAAAGATCGCTTCTTGGCGGGAAGTGCCTTTCTTCTTGTTCTTCATCCACACAACTGCGTACTTCATGCCAATATTCAGGATAAACGATAAGGTTAGCATAGTGACGACCCCACCGTGAGTTTTCACTCGTAGGAAGTGGGATGTCCCTGAAACAAATACTGATATAGTATTCGCTTACGAAAGAAATATAACCTGTAGTGCCATGATATTCTACAGGTTGGAGCAACTCAAAGTTAGTCAACGGTCTCAAACCCAGATCTGTTTTGATTCTCAGGTTTGGGTAACCTAAACATCTCTTTGAGATCGTTAAGGTCGTTGATTTGTGCTTGTAGTTTGTCTATTTGATGTTGCAGAATCTGAAAGTTAGTGTCATTATTATTCTGCATCATCAACATGTTTTTTACTACTGACTTGAATTCGTCCTCGTTCATGATGTGTTAAATTAGTGAGTTGACGTTGTAGTTCTATCTCAACTGATATCAGTTTACCATACAAAAATTCTTTGTATTGGTTGTCCTGCACCAGATTGGTGATGTTATTTATTTGCTGCAATGCAAGCAGCAAACGCTCTTTCTCATTCATCAATAACGCTCAGGGAGTTTATCATATTGCCATTTTTGGGCAATTTCATCTGCGAAGTCAACGTCACGGTGACCCATCATAAGAGATTTAAGATCAACCGCACGATCCATTTGCTTTTTGTGATAATCTATCACATCCTGCACACAAGATAGAATCTCTTCATACGCTCGTCGTGCATCGACTTTATCATCTTGGAGGTAATCATCGATGCAATCTTGCATACGATCTTTGCGTTGGACTTCATACTCTTTCTGCCAGTCATGTTGAATAATAGGGCGTCCTTCAATAGTCATTAGTTGAATTCCTCATTACGGCAACGATCAAGATATTCTAGCACTTGGGAGCGCCATTCCATCAACTCATGGTAACATTTTTGATTGTGAGCACATTGGCGCAGTGCTGGGTCTGGTTTGAGAACACTCTCATAAAACAGACCAAGGGCATCGCGGCGTTTCTCGTGCTTGCTGTTGTCCATGGTTGTCTTTCGAACTAAGGTTAGTATAGCATGAGGTTTTGCGTTCAATCCCGAAGATAATCTTAAGATCACGCAAGACCTATAGTATATACTACAAAACAGTAAAAAATGGGGTCAAAAGACCCCAATCTTAACATTAACAAAAGGATTTAATAGAATTCTTAATAGCACGTTGTTCCCGTGCTTCTTCGAGATCGATAAAATCCAACTGCCAACTACGGAAGTATGTACGCCAGTTTTTAGGCATCTTTTCATAGACAATACCAGCAATATACTGGTCAATCATGAGAAGATTAAATCCTTCCATTTCTTGGGAATCAACACTACCATTGAGACCACGAACTCTAACATAATTAGAGTCTTTATTAGACCACTCAGAAATAAAACGAGAGCAGCAATCAGCGTTATCTACAGTAAGATCAATCGCCATGTTAGAAACACGAATCATAAACTCTTTGAGTTTAATAAGATTCTCTTCTTTCTCTTTGTGTTTAAGATAAGACATAAGAGCAGCAGTAGTGTATGCTGCTTGCCAACTAAACTTACTGTGCTTACGACTCTGGAAAGCAGGATCATTGAAGATATTCTCTTGAACCCACAGAATAGACTCCTGAAGTTCAATCACGCGAGGAAGAATCTCCATATTGTTCGTAGTCCTAGCACGAACAAATCTATCAGGCCAACATCCAGAGGATGCATACTCAACAGGAACTACTTTACGAAGTTCGGAATGAGTGATATACTGACCTTTGTGAGCAAATACATTACGATAAGCACCATCTAGACGATCACATGCTTTCTCTGCATCAGTAGGTGCATCGTACATAGAGTAGATGCGACGAACTTCATCAATAGAGTTTACAACAAGATAGGATACATGAACCTCTTCGGGTTGACCATCAAGGCAAATACCCATCTCCCAAGATAGGTCACGAGTATGACCATCTGTTTTGAACTTGGTGCCTTTCTTGTATTCGATACCACTATAGGGATCGACACAATCACATCCAAGGATGACACCTTTTACTTCAAGGTGATCTGGTTGCAGGTGAGAGAACTTTGCTTGATTTACTTTAGAAGCAGCGCGACGTTTATGATCACGCTGAATGGGACAAGTATTCCATTCTTCACGCCATTCACGGAGACTAATCCACTCGTAAAAATAACGAAGGTTGTCCCCAATAGGGATAAATTCAGTAGACACTGGTAAATTGCGACGTTTACTTAGACATTCTAACAACTTTTAGGGAGGTTGTCAATCTCCATCGTCTACCCGATCTACGGATGCAATGTCGCAGACAGGCACCTCATGCTCATTACCAATACGATACCAATGCATCATATAACCATGAAGTTCTGGATGTGCTTGGTATTCTTCTGTGTATTCAAATTCACCCAGATACTTAATCTCACTGTCTGGGATATTGTGATCACGGAGCATCGCTTGCAGTTGCAGGTGCGTCAATTCATATTGTGTGGGGACTTTCATGCTGTTTCACAAACGCCCTGCTACCATAGCACAGGTGTCAACCCTCTGTCAAGCAGGTGGTGCAGCGTCTTTGTTTTCGTAGGGGACTTGACCATCTGGACATACTACCATAACATGGATCCAATGGTCAAGGTCAGGGCAGAGAGATGGTTGTGGGAACCACTCGAACCCAGCATCTACTGCCTTGTTCTTTCCACCAAACTGATAGAATACATGGTCATGTGCAAAGATCTCATCAATCTCTGCTTCTGGAATGAAATCAACATACCATTCCTTTACTGCTGCTTTCTTCTCATCTGTGAGTGTGTGATACTTACAATTATCAATGATGAGAACATACTTACCACTAGCAGCAGAGTGTGCCGCTGCTAGTTGGTTGATTGTCATAGGATTTAATGATACTAGTGCCATCAGATGTCTCCGTCTTCAATTGCAGTAAGTAGAGTGTCAAGAATATCATCAGGTGCAGAATATGGATCGCGTAGAAACTTAACGCCCATGGTCTCAATCCCTGTTGCAGATAGAGAAATAGTCATATATGCTACCATTCTCTTCACATACTTACGATATGCAGTTTGTGTCAATACAAATCTGTGTTCATCCGTAGATAAGTATTCTTCTTCAGTTGTCATTCTCTTGAAATAATCAGGAGAGACAGGGAACTTACATTGCATTGGTTCTCTACCATTGTTAAGTTCGGGTAGATTGCGTAGTTCTGTTCTATATGTCACCCACTGTGCTTTCTCTGTATCAGTTAGAGCAGCATCAGGGAGTTGACTCCAATCACTGTCATCAAGCAAGAAATTACGAATCAATCGAACTTTATTCCAATTGATAACGTTGTTCTTAACATATTCAGATTTAATTAAACTATCAAGATCAAAGTCTTGCTTCTCTTTAAACTGTAAGAACTGATCATATAATTTTGTATAGAGTTCGGTAATCTCTGCAGTAGAGAACTCTTCAAGATCAAACTCATAAGATTCCCAAACATATTCACCTGTCTTGGCATTCTTACGATACTTATTCTTAGTCATGAAAGCATCACCATCTTGGAAATAGGCAAATGTTTCCAATCTATCCCTGTCACTATCCCAGATAGGATAGATGATGGGAAGGATCTTCAATGTCCATTCATCATTAGGGAATACCTTTGTAATGTTATTTGCCATGATGCTCTTATCTAGAGCATTCACGTACAATTTCACATTTCTATTTGCATGTGCCATATTACTTAGATTTGTGAGCCCATCCTGTCAAAATGTATTTATCATGTGTAAACACCGTGTTGCCACGATGTACATGAGTCATGCCTGCTGGGAATATACAAATTCTTCCCTTCTTCGGTTTAATTCTTCTCTTTTGATACAGAAACTCAGTCTCTGCTTCACCATCAGGAAGATCATTTAAATATACTGTCCAAACAAGTTCACGAGATGCTGATTCATAACTCATGTTCTCATAATGCCAGACATGATACCCACCACCAGGCGGGGTGATCTGACACTTAATAATGTAAGAAAATAAGTTTACTTGTTTTAAATGCGAATACTCTTCACAATAGTGTGACAAACAACATGTCAAATACTCATTAACTTTATTACACAGTTCTGTATCATAGTCTGTTAAGAATACTTGAGTATCATGCCTGCCCGTCTTGCCTTTGTTGGTAAACTGTTTATTACCAGCGCCAACTAACTGAGAGTTGCCAGCGTGCTGTTCGACAATCTTATTTGCAAAATCAATAATATTGTCACATAATTGTGGGGGGAAGAAATTGTCCCAGACTCCAATAAAGTCTTGGAAATCACCATTCATTTTCTCCACGGGAAATAACAAATCTTTTTGTTCCATTAAGTTGATTTAATAATATATTTACACCTGTGATACTTAGTTACCAACGGTACATATGTGGTAATTTCAGATAATGCTGTGGTAGAAATTGGTGTAGATGATGTCATAGTAAATACACCATCTGTAATTGCAATACCACTCTTGGATGCGGGGACATTTCTTCTTACCACATCAATACCAACATCAGGACCAGTGCCACCAGCATTACCAGGAATAACGGCATTTGCAGTTGGAACAAATACCTGACCAGTAGATTGTGCATAGAACAATGTTAGTCCTGCAAAACCATAGTTATCACCCGTTGCACTAGCATTATCTCCACCTGTTGGTCTGATCTGCTTGATATACAATGTAACATCGTTATTTCTAGCAGGAGAGTTGTCAGCAAGAGTTACTTCAGTTTGTACCCAACCTTGTGCTGGTGTTGCGGCAGCATATGCAGTATCTAAAATACTCTGTGCATTGCTAGTGCCTACACTATAGTATACAGCAAGATCCTCTTCTGGTACATCACCACCATTTAATCCACTGCCTTTATTGATAAGGAATTGTAGTTTTTCAACATCAGCAAGATCTAATGGTCCAAGTTTCAGTTCACGATCACCAGCACCAGTAAATTTAATATACTTTGTTACTTTACCGTCAAATGATGGTGCTCCAGTTCCTGCTGGGATTGCAAATCCACCACTTGCTCCACTGCCAGTGCCAGGACTGAATACATCAACATCATCACTGGAAGATTGTGTGATATTACCCTGAGATGGTGCTCCTTCAGGTACACCAGCAGCATTACACAAGTAGAATCTGGTATTAGGTACAGTCGGTTGACCTTCGAAGTCAGTTCCTTCTTCTTGCCCATAATATTGAATTTGAATACTTCCTTTTGTACCAGCAGCAGGAGTAGAACCACCACAACCATTTGCACCGCAATCCGCACCATTTGATGGACCTTGCAAAACGTATGCAACAGGTTGTTGAATCTGTCCGAAGGAAATAACAAGTCTACCTCCTTCTCCACCACCGCCACCTTTAGGAGACTCAGCAGCAATCTGATATGTTACCTGAACAGAAACATAACCACCAGATCCTGCAGGAGATCCAAGATTATTAGCGGATGCAGAAGATATAAAGTTAGTTCTATATGCGGATGAACCACGAGATCCACCAGAACCACCGCCGTTACCATTGTGACCAGCACCAGCAGATCCACCAGTACCACCTTGAGCAGATTGGTTTGTGCCTGCGCCAGCGCCACCACCGCCGCCACCACCTGACGTACAACCAGAAGATGTGCCGTTAGCTCCATTCTCAAAGTCCATTGCGCCAGTAATGGCAAGCAACTGGTCAGTAGTTCCAGCAATGCCATTAGCACCACCGTAGCAACCATCGGTAGTTCCACCACCGTTGTAACCACCACCTGATCCACCACCGCCGCCACCGCCGCCAGCGCCCATAAATGCGTTACCAGAGGCATAAACACCAGTTACGCCACCGCCAGCGCCACCTGTGCCACCATTACCCCATGCACCTTGACCACCAGCTCCACCAGTTGCAGCACCAACACCACCGTTGCTG